GAACAGGTGCGCCGACTCGCCGGGCTGGCAGTACCGCATGGCCTGATCGCCGGGCAGATAACGCCGCAGGTTCCACACCGGCCTGGTCAGGCCGGGTCGCTTCGGTGACCGGTAGACGCGTACGGGTGCGACGAGCACCCGCCCCGGATCGGAGCGGGCACCCTTCGCGAACGCGACCAGGTCCTCACGGCTGACCGCGGTGTCCCAGTCGAGCTGGATGATGTCGTCGTCCAGTTCGATCAGGCCCCGGTAGTCCAACCCCGTGTTGATCAGCCGGGGCGCGTCGTCAACGACGTAGTTGCGCCCTCGGGGGATGTCCGCGGGAAAGGACCGGATCAGCCGCACTAGACCTCCTGCAATTGCAGACCTGCCGCCTTGGCTCGTTTCTGCGCTAGCGCCGAATGAGTGCCGACGCCGGCGCAGTTGATCCACTCGTTGCAGGCGAACAACGCCACCCCGACCAGCGCCGGGTGGAGCGTGACACCGTAGGTGGTGTCTTTCTTCGCCTGTTTCGTGACCGTGGTGAGGTTCACGTTGTTCCACGCGCCCCCGGCCAGCGGCCGGACCTGGGTTGTCACGGGTTGGCCTAGAAGACAGGCGCGATCATGCCGGTGCCGTTGACCTTGCCAATGGACGACGCGAACCGACGGAACGTGTACGCGAAGTACATGAACAGGACCAGCGTCACGGCGAGGTTCGCCGCGCGGGGCTGCTCGGCCCGGATGAACTGCGGCGCGGCGGGGTCGATCCACAGGTGGCACTCGTCGGAGGCCGCCACATAGATCTCATCCTCGGTGCCCGCGCCCAGCGTGACCGCGCAGTTGTTGTCGACGATGACGACCATGCCGTTGGGCAGGACGCCCCGCACACCCGCGCCGTACGTCTCGCCGAGGCTGACCCCAGCGTTGTAGGCGGGGATGCCCTGCTGGCCGAACATCGGCCAGGACGTGGTCATCTGGGCTTGCAGCCAGTACCAGCGCCGCGAGTGCATCACGGCGATGTCGGGCATGGCGAACCCGAGCAGGGTCGCCTCCACACCCGCCGCCGCGCCCAGGATCTTCGGGTACAGCTCCGGGCCGGTGGGGGTGGTGTCGACGTAGGGCGTCGACACCGCGAGCGCGGCCAGGCCGGTGGTGGCCTGGGTGACCAGGGTCGCGTCGAACGTGGTGGCCAGCGACCGTTGCAGGTCGGACATGGTCACGTCTTCGATGCCGGTGCCCCGGTCGATGGCCTGCCGGGACAGCGACTGCTGACCTGATGCGGTCTGCACGTTCTCCGTGAGCAGGGTGTCGTCCATGCTCGTGCCCGACACGGCGTCGAACTCGTTGGCCTGTAGGGCTGTGGTTGAGCCGGTTGTGATCTGGCTGATGTTGACGGTCATGCCGGACTCGGGCAGGTCGTGTTGGTTGCACGCGTCGGCGAACGGGCGCAGCGCCCGGGCCTTCGGCGCGTACATGTCGGTGAGGTACTGCGGGACGGTCAGACCGGCGAACGCGCCGGTGCCGGCGTCGCCGGCGACACGCTGCATGTACTGGCCCCGCTCGACCCGCTCCTCTTGCATGTGCCGGTACAGCCGGGCCTCAGCCTCGGGGTGGCGGTGCACGAACGCGGCCGTTACGTCGCGCAGGAACGCGCCGCCCCGACCGGTGTTGCCCTTGTGGTAGGTGCGTTCCTCGGCCCCGACCCGGGCGACCTGGTCGTACGCGGGCAACGCCCGCTCCCGGGTCTGTGCGGTGCGGGTGTCCGCGCCGCGGACCTCGAGCAGCGCGTCGGCGTTGCGCTCGGCGTCACGGCCGGCCTTCGCCTCGGCGAGCTTCGCGTTGATGCCGGCGGCGGCACGGTCGCACGCCTCGATGGTGCTGCGCGCGTTGGCGAGGTCGTTGGTCTCGTCTTCGCTGAAGGTGGGCCGGCCCTCGTTTTTGGACTGGGTCAGGATCAGTTTGATTTGACCGACAGCCCGGGCGCGGCGCTTGGTGTTCTGCTCCTGCTCCACCTCAATGGACATGATCAGTTCGTCGAAGGTCACGGTGTGACTCCTCACGGATGGCAGTGAATTCCTGCGCTTTCCGCTGTCGAGGCCACTTCACATCCGACTGACACGCCGGGGTGCGGCTCGCTCGACCCGTCTCCGCATGACCCGCGGGGTGGACGTTGCGTCAAGTGTGGTGCGCGGGCTGACGCGCCCGATGATCTGGATTCTAGGCGTCCAGGGAGGCCGCGTACGCATCCCAGTAGGTGCGGCTTTGCAGCGGGTCCGTGGTCTGCGCCGGGGCGGCGGGCGGCGGGGTCGCCGCGCGGTCGGACCCGGCGCCGCTCATGTAGGCGTGGTACAGGATGTCGAGGTCCACGTCGGCCCGGGCGGCGAGCTCCCGGAACGCGGCTTCGGCCGCGCCTGCGGGCAGCATCCGGACCTCGTCGAGGATCTCCTGCTGCCGGCCCTCGATCGACGTGTACGGGTTCGCGCCGTAGTTGACGGCGGACACGTCGCCACGGTCGATGTCGACCTCGGCGATTTCGAAGGACATGAAGTCCTCGGACCAGTACCCCTCAACGATCATGAACGCGAATGACATCTCAGTTATCTGCCCGTCGTCGACGGCGGTGACCAGGTCGGTCACGTCGGTCCGCCGCGGGTTGACATAGGAGTCCATGCCCAGCCCGTTGTCTTCCGGCTTCGTCCCGGACCGCATGCCGAGCAACAGCGTGGGCTGTTTGCCGGGCATCGCGATGGTGCGGGCCATGGTCAGGCCCTTGTGGTTGACCAGGAACGCCACGTCCGGCTCAGCCGCCAGAGTGTTGTCAAAAGCGGTTTTCCGGACGCTCTCGTCGAACGGGCCGAACATGTCCCACATCTCATACGTGATGCCGGTGACCGACGCGATGCCGGACAGGTGCACCAGCTCCTGCCCGTTGTATGTGACGGGTGTCGCCCGTAGGTGGGCGGGGAACCCGACCGACCGGGAATTCGCGACCGGCAGCGACTGCGGGGAGCTCGACGCGGCTCGCCCACTAGCCGGGGCGGCGCCGAACGCCCGAGCGCCGTGCGGGCCGAGGCGGTCGCGGCGGGCCTGCCCGGCTCGGGCGAGATGCTCCGAGCTGGCGCGGAGCCGAGTCATGGTGGTCATGGTGTCCCTCCGATCATGGTCGGTACCCCGACCGTGGCGGTTGCGCGCACCGACATCGCCCGTTCCAACAGGTCCAGCTCGTCGTCGGACAGAACCCCGGGGACGAGCTTCGGCGGGGCGTTGCTGGGCGGCTTCGCCGACGGGTCGCCGAACAGCTCTTTGAACTCGTCCTTTTGGGCCTGGGTCAGCGGCGGCATGTCCATCTTGGACCGGGCCTCGTCCGGGGTCAGGCGCCGACCAGCGATGGCGGCGTTGAGCAGGCGGCCCTGTGTTTCCGGGTCGAGTTGCAGCAACGCATTGGTGTTGATCTTCACATAGCGGGGGGCGGGTAGCAGTTTCGACAGCTTCGTCTGTCGGCGGATCACGGCCGGCCCCAATTGCATGATCAAGAATTGGAGGTTGCGTTGGCTGATGCTCGCGTACGTCAACGTGCCCGGGGCGGACACCGCCGCGTCGATCAGGTCGGCCGGGCACTGGAAGAAACGCGAGATGTCCGACAACCCGAACCGGCGGCCCTCAATCCACTCCATGCCGGCCTGCTGCGCCTGGACCATTTTGTACTCGTAATCCTTGCCGTGCACGAACAGGTCCCCGTCGGCGATCATCGCCCGCCACCGGTCCCGGATGATGCCGGCCTCTTTGTTGTCGACCTTCGCCAGGGCCGTGTTTTTCAGTTCCGCCTTCGGCACGCCCGCTCCGGAGAACCACGACAGGGCGAACTGTTGCATGCTCAGATACTCCCCGATGGCCCACGCCGCGTACGCGATCGGCGACAGCCCCACGGGCAGGCCCGGCACCACGTACTGCCGTTCGTGCCACACCTGCTCCCGGTCGTATTCCTTGCCGTGGATCGTGTACTTCACGGTGCCGGGCTTGCCTTTGTTGCTGTTCTGCCCGATCACCCGCACCGAGCAGGCCGAGATGTCCTGCAAGTCGATGCGCGCGGGCAGCCCCAACCCGTTGACCTCGGTGATCAACCCAATGGCGTTGCCCGCCCGGTCCAGGTCCACCC